CTGTTCGCATCTTATATCAAGATTAGCCGAAGTACACGCTGTTAGTACCAGGTGTAAACGCTTCGCCGAGTCCTGTCACAATGATAACGTGGTAGTAGAGATTTGCTCCGAAGATGTTGTCAACAACACCATAACGGGTTAGCAAGCCAACGCGAGGTGCGAAGTCATTCGGACCAATTGTTCTCTGTACCATAACCGGGATGTATGGGCAGTAGATGATACCAGTGTCATAAAACTCTGGACCCTTATAACCAAGCAACGCATACTCAACACTAGTACTTGCAGCATTGGATAAATCATTACCCATTGTCTGACCTTCAGTACGAGTGTCTCTGTAAACGTTGAAACGACCACCAAGATTACCGATCTTAGCAACACCAACTGGTTGTGTATTAACGTTGCCTTGAACAGGTACCCACTGGAATTCAGGGAGCATTTCAAGGATAGCACATACACGTGGTGTAGCAACGACGAAGTTAGCAGCACCACGGCGATTTCTCACAGCGATTCTGTTTGCTTCAACGATCAGTCTTTGATAGAAGTCGCGGTTACGTTCTACTAACCAACGGCCATCAGCCGATTGTGGAGCCCAGATGGAGTATCCGTTACCGGATCCTGCATTAAGAGCAACTTGGATCATTCTCATAAGCATTTCACGGTCGATTTCAGCCTGAATTTCATACGACATAGCGTTTGTCAATTCAGTATCGATATCGATACCATTCATGTTCTTAAGATCTTGTTCAAGTTCAACCGACCAGCGAGCGCCTAAGCGTCTTGTACCAGCTTCAACAGCTGTCTTCTCGAAAGAAACTTCCATAGTAGGGATATTACCCGTAACTTCGAAGTTTCTAAGAAGTGCTGCTACACCATTATCTCCATCAGCGAAGGAGAAGTCAGAGTTACCAGAAAGGTAACTAGCAGATGTACCAGTGTAAGCTGTCTTAAGCTCTTGGTAACCAGCCTCGGTACCAGCAGCATCAGCTAAGACACCAACTTGACCTGCAGGAGTGTTACCAGCACCTGTCTTACCATCGATACCACTACCAAGTGTTTCACCACTGTAGCGATAACGAAGAGCAAATGCAAGGCCAACTGGACCAGCCATTGGTTGAACACCAACGATTTCATTTGTAATTAACTCGGGAAAAGTACGACGAATCATAGGAATCAAGATCTTTGGAAGACGATAGTCACCGGAAGCATAGCTGTCAGTACCAGGTGTGCCAGAAGCATCTGTACCTGCACCAATAGAAGTAGCATTACCAAGTGCACCATCACGACCAGCAACGTTACCGCTGCCAGCATAGTTAGGTCCAGCTTCATTCAAGCACCATGACTCTTGGTTTTCCAAAAGCATAGCAGTGTTCAAACGAGTGTGGCTGTCTTCAATAGCTGCAACGCTCTTAGAAGTGTAGTCCAATACTGGAGCCCACTTTTCAAGAAGTTGAGCAGCTCTCGATTCATCAATATAAGCCTGTGTAGGTCTAATTGTATTCATAATTGTATTTTTCCTTTATATTCGACCCCAAGGTTTTAAAAAACCAGGAAACTCAGGAATACCTAAACAATATAGGAAATTCTAGTACTTTGATAATTCTGATAGATAAGGCGATGATACTTTTTCTTCAACAATTTCTTGCTTAGATTCGTAAACAACTCTATCTACGTTTTCTCTAGTACTCAAAGCTTCTTCTTTCAATGTCTCGAGTCTGTCGCTTTCCTTTTTCTTGAAGAGCTTCAATGTATAATCAAAGTTTTCAGCAATGAACTCTGCGTCCTTACCTTTAAGTGCCTTGTTTATATATTGCTTTGTCTTCTTATCAAGACCTGCAGTCTTTTGTTCAAGCATTAAACCAGTTTTAACTGTATCTAATTCTTCTTTCAAAACTGCATTTTCTTCTGCAACAGACTCAAGCTTCTTTGAAGCTTCATTAATTTGATTATGACCGTCAATTACGGCTTCTTTAATGCTTTCTTTTTCTAAAGCACTATCAACTGCTAGATGGTTTCTTAAACCTTCTAAAATTTTCTTAGCTTTAGTGTTCTTTACTGCTTCTTGAACACTTTCAACTGGAATTTTTTCTTCCAAATAAACATCCAAGTAATCTGAAACACTTTCAATTAATTGTGATTGAAAATTTTCTGCTTCTTCATTTAAAGCACTTTCATATTTTTCAACAACTACTTTTAATTTTTCAGCTCTATCACTATCGATAGCTTCAACTACTCTTTTTAACTTATTAGAGTGGTCAGCATCGATCTTTTCTACTAACTCATTAAGCTTTTCTGTATAAAGTTCATCTTGATCGTTAAGAGCTTGTTCGACGTGGATTTCAACCTTGTCATTAACTTTTTGCTCGAAAACGTTTTCAATTTCAGATAACACTTCTTCATTAAGTGCTCCGTTAGTAGCTTCTGATAAAATTTGTTTGATGTCCATAATTAAAATATATTTATATTATTATTTAATATCTTCTGTTCAATTTTCTTATTAATAACGGAAGATAAATCGTTGCTCGCCTTTTTATATTCGCGATCCATAACATTACTTATAAATTTCTTTATATCTTTTTTAATTTCCTTCATATTATTATAGGCTTTTAAGGAATTTGATGATATTATCTCTTAAGAATTGATCTTTATTTTTAAGAGGCATTGTTGATATATTACTTTCAAAATTATCGTACATTTCTTCAAACTGTCCATATTTATTTACAACGTATTGCTTACTTTCCAAGATACCATTAACAAAAGCTTTTGGAAAAGATGGATCAGCTACACAATCAATAGCAACTAATTTAAAGTCTTTAACTCTATTAACACCGTCATTACCAGATTCAGGAATAAGCTGACAAAGAGCTCTAGAGCTCATACCAACTCTTACACCGTCATTAATAAGAGATCTAACAATTAAACCTGTTGGTGTAGAAAGTACCTTACTCTTACCATAAAAAACATTACCATCTTGTGATAACTCTGTAACTAAATGGCATGCCCTTTCAAGATCAACATCAGCTGTAGTAGGGTGGTTTAATTCACCCATTGCTCTACCTGTCTTCACCATGAAGTTTTCATAGCGCTTAATCTCTCTTTGCATTTCCTCTAAAGGGTAAATTCTTTTGTTACGATTTACACCTTCTGCCATCATATATG